AAAGATTAAAGCTAATAGTAAAATGATGGGTGGAATGTTAGGTAGTCCAACAGCAAGACCAACTTTTAAAGTTAATAATGGATTAGGTGCAGCAGTAGCAGCTGGTGGATTAGCATTAGCAGCTTCTAAGTTATTTGGTGGTAAAGGAGATGTACTACCTGATGTTGGTAAAATGAAATATGGTGGTAAAATGAAAAACTGTTAGTATGAAAAATAATCTTTTACCTAATACTAATTTATTACCTAAGATGGCTGATGGTGGTAAAACTCCTAGAGATGGTGCTACTAAAAAGTCTGATAATAAAGGTAAAAAGATGGCTGTATATATGGGTGGTAAATGGCATCACTTTGGTGATTCATCTATGCAAGATTTTAGACAGCATAAATCAGAGAAAAGAAAAGAAGCATTTTATTCACGTCATGCAAAGAATTTAAAAGGTAATGATAGTAGGTCAAAGGCTTTTAGAGTGTATGCTAAAAAAACTTGGTAAATATGGAAATAATGAAATACGGACTAGGAATAGTTGTAGGATTAATATTAGGAACAATTTACTTTACTGTATTTAAAGGTAATGGAGTAGGTATAGAATTTGTTACTGATACTAAAGTAAAGAAAGAATATGTTACTGTATTCAAAGATACTTGTGCTGTAGTACAAAATAAAGTATCTGTTACAAATAATTACAGACCTGGAAGATTAGTAAATACTATAGTACAAGTAGATAGTGTAATAGAAGATAATGATACTACAATAGTAGTAGATGATAGACTTAGAACTTATCTATTAAGTAGCAGACAAGGAAGTGTATCTATATTTGATACACTAAATGTTAGAGGTTATTATATAGGTACTAAAAGAGGTATTAAACTAGATACACTAGAAATACAAAGTATGTTTACTAATACTGTTATAGTAAATCCTGAAAGAGAAATTGAATATGTAAAAATAGCTACTCCAGAGAGTAGTTTGTTATTTACAGGAACTATTTATACTAATAAAGATTATGGTGTAGGATTAATGTATAAAACTAAACAGAATCATGTATTAGGAATGCAGTATAATGTAATGAGTAAAACAATATCGTTAACAGCTGGAATACAATTAATAAAATGGAAATAAACTTGCTAACTGGAAAAGTTGGACAACAAGCACTAATAACGCAACAAGTAAGTAAAATGAATTTCTGGGAAACTTATTTTAAGTTACTTACGTTAAGAAAGAATCTAAAATTTGGAGATAGAGCATTGGAAACAATAGCTTATATTATGTCAAATGATCCTACTAGAAATTACTTTGCTAAACCTTATTCTGTAGATATTATGGCAGATTTAAGAATGAAAGCACCAAGACTTACACAAGTCAAGAAAGAATTAATGGCATTAAACTTAGTAGATAGTTATGGATTTTTATCTGATAAGTTAATAAAGTTTCATACCTTTGTAATTAGTCAGGATAACGTACAATTTGTATTTTCATTCCATATAAATAATTATGCTTCCAAGTAGTAAAAGTGATATATATTCAATGGTAGCTAATGATTGTGGAAAGAGTAAAGCTCTTGTAAAATTTGTTATACAAGACTTTGAAATGAAATTAAAACATGTACTACGAAATCCACTAGAGAATACTAAATATGTACTACTAGAATGGTTTGGTAAGTTTAATCTAAAAGATAGAAAACTATTAGCTAAACAAAAAAAACTAGAAATACATAGACCAGACAGTAAAGAAATGGAATATATTAATAACATTATAAAAAAGTATTATGACAAAGAAGAGGCATGACAAACCTGTAATGAGTGTCAATGTAGCTGAATTTGCAGCTGCTAATTTTCCAGACCCTAATAGAAAAATTCTATTTACTGGAATGGGTGGAGAGTCTTCAGAAATAGCTAAAGAAACAATAGATATGGCTAGAGCTACAGACCATTGGGAAAAAACAGAACAACTGATTAAAGATTATAATAATAATCTTACTACATTAGATGAAGATTATAAGAATATTACTCCAGTACATATTGCTGTAGTAAGAGCTTATCATATTGAAGCTACAAGAACTAAGTCAGGATTAATTATTGCTCCAAAGATTCCAATGAAAGAAATGACACAGAATGGAATTGGTATTAGACAAACTATTGATTCACCGTGGGCTTTTTCAAGAAAGTGTGTAGTAGTTGCTGTTCCTGAACATGTTACTCATGTAAAAGCTGGAGATATAGTAGAGATAAATAGAAGATGTGTATTAGCTGAAAAACCATCAGTAGATACACCAGCTCATTTAGCTCATGGGTTTACACTATCTGATTGGTATGATTTTGAAGCACCAACAGATATTACTAATAAGCATTTTGGTTATTTAGCTGTAGACCCAATTAATGATATTACTTTAATCATCAAAAAATCATAGTTATGCCTAAATTTGTTGCTAAAGCTGGATGTCATACCGTTAATGTCGGTGAATTCATGACTGAAATTGGAGAGAAGTACATTAATACCGATGGTAAAGTTGTACTTAATTACAGTACTGCTGTAAAACTTATTCAATTTGTTTATGACAAAACAAATGAAAGTTTTATAGAATGTGAGGGTAAAGAATTACAAATTGGTTTACCTTCAGGAATGTTTGGAATGATTCTTAAAATGGTATTAAAAACAATTGGTCTTGAAATTAAGTTTAGTGAGAAAGTATCTGACAAGGCATCCTAAAGATTTATTCAAGGGTTTGGTTTTCATTGTGAAAGCCAAACTCTCTCTTTGGTTGATGACTGAAATGCACCCATTAGAAAAAGCTAGAAGGTGCAAACCATGCTTTGAAAAGGGTTACTGCATAATTTGTGGTTGTGATTTTGATGAAATGGTATTAACTAATAAAAAATGTCCTGATGGAAAATTTTAGTAAACTAGTAGCAACAATAGTACAGAGTTTGATATACGCTAAGTATAAACATTGGACTATTAGAAGAACAGGAACTCATGAAGCATTATCTGATTATTACGAAGAACTACAACCTTTAGTAGATACATTAGTAGAAATCTATATGATGGATACATTTAATATTGTACAACCTAAATCATTAGATATTCCACCATCAGATGATGTAATTACTTATTTCAGAGGATTGAATAATATGATTAAGTCTTCAATAGCTACAGAAAATGATGAAGCTATTAAGAATGTACTAAGTGAGATATCAGCTAGTGTAAAACGTTGTTTATTCAGATTAAAATTAGATGAAATCTATGTTGGAAATTAATTTAGGTGAACACAAAGAAAATAGTGTAGCTAGTACAACAATAACTTTCGATGAACCAGTAGAACATACAGAAGTATCTTGTGGATGTTTATCAACTAGTTTTAAAGATAATATTGTAGCACTAAATATGAGTGTTGGTAAAGTAAAGAATCTTGATGATGAATTCTTTGATAGATTTGTACTATTAAAGATTAATACTAAGGAATATATTGTTAAAGCAAGAGTAATAAGATGATTAAGATAAACTATAGAATACTAGACCAAGCTACTAATTTTTGGGAAGTAAATCCACAGTTTAAGATATACTATCCATTTCATTTGCTCTACGATAAAGACAAGTCTAAAGATAAAGATTTTTCATCACGACAAATGTGGACTGTATTTTTTATGTGTGACCCTGATGAAGAAGATAATATATACTATAGAATGGCATTTCAAGAACGAAAAAAAATGTTATCAGAAGTTTTCGTTAAAGACTTAGACTGGGATAATCCAGACTTTGTTAAATGTTTAGATGCTTATCCAATAGAATGTATGACTGCTGTACAAAGAGCTTACGCAGAAGAAAAGAATCAATTAAGAAAAAGAGCTAAACTAATAGCTGATACTGAATTAACTTTAGATACTACAGAGTTTCTTGGAGATAAAACAATAGTAATAAAAGGTACTGCAACACAGATAAATATGTTACAGAAAGATTCTCTATCTATATACCAAAAGTATCAAAAGATAGAAGAAGAATTTATGAAAGAGAAACAATCAGCAAGAGCTAAAGGTGGTTCAAAATTAACTAAATCAGAAAAAGGAGACTTATGGTAGAGATACAAGTAAAACTAGTAAATAACAACAGACCTGGAAGAAAGTTAAAAGAACTAAAAGGTATTGTAGTACATTGGACAGCTAATGTAAAACCTACAGCAGGAGCAGAAGCACATTTAAAATATTTTGGTAATACTACAGTACAAGCTAGTTGTCATTATGTAGTAGATGATAAGAATATTATACAAATGATTCCTGATAATGAAGTAGCATGGCATGTAGGTGATAAACCTAGACGTGCTAATCTTCCAGTTAGACGACAATTAGTTCCAGCTGGAGATAGTGCTAATAATTATTTTATTGGTATAGAAATGTGTGTTAATACAAATAGTAATTTTGCTGAAACATTAAAGAATACTAAATATCTTATTAATGTATTACTTGCAAGACATAAATTAACTATTGATAATGTTTACAGACATTATGATTTAACAGCTAAAGATTGTCCAATAATGTATCAACCTAATTATGTTGAAATGCAATATTTTGATTGGTCATGGATAACATTTAAAGAATATGTCAGAAGTAGTAGCTAAAGTAACTACTTGCAATAGTGAGTGGGAGTTTGAGTGGATAAGAATAGAAGATTTAGAAGGAATACTCAATCAATTTAAACCTGAAAGATATCATCCTGATGATCCTCGTTATAATCTATTTTGGCAAACTGTGAGGTCTAAATGTATAGAAGGCATTTGGTATCCACAGTTTGGTCAATATAGATATGTACCTGGAAGACTAGGATTCTATGGTAATTATTGCACTATTGTAGAAACTGATAAGAAAACAAAAGCTAGATTAAAACTTAAACCTAATATTAGAGATATAGAATGGCATATTGCTTATTATTATCTTGAAGCACAAGGATTTTCAGGATTTGAAGATGATGATGAATATACTTGTAACTGGAAAGTATTAAATCCTGATGCTTATCATATATCATTAGAAGAAAAAGTTACACTATTCAATAAGAAAGGATTCTTAAAAGAATTTATACATCCTAGAGATTATCTATTTCAACTACACGATAAACCATTAGGAAGACCATTATATTATAATGATGCTAAGAATTTTGTTATACTTGGTTCTCGAGGTGGTGGTAAATCATATACTGCTGCACTAATGTGTATTCTATTTGAATTAATATTTGATGGAGAAAAGTATTATAAACCTGGAGATACTAGAAGGGAATTAAAAGCTGAAATAGATTTAGGTTCAGGAAGAAAAGATAAATCTAGTGAGTTAGCTGAAAAGATAGAAGCATCATTAGATGAATTAGCATTAAATCATGAGTTTGGCGTATGGGGTAAACCTGGAGATGAAGACTATGAACCATGTCCATTTTGGAAAAGAATGACTGGGCATATTAGTGCTAATAATAAAGATAATCCGTGGCGTAATACTACTCCAGTAAAAATTAAGAATGAATGGAAAGAAATAGGAACTGGTTCTACACTATATCATAATGTTTATTCTACTAATAAGAGAGATGGTGGACAATCAGGAGCTGGTGGTAGAAGAAATCTTATAGTATATGAAGAAATAGGATTGATGGAGTTATTTATAGAAGCATGGTTATCAAATACAGCGGTAGTTAAAACAGATGGTGAACAGTTTGGTGTACAATGGGGAATTGGAACTTCAGGTAATATAGAAACACTACATGATGCTATGAAGATATTCACACATCCTGAAGATTATAATTGCTTGAAATTTAGATATGGAGAACAAGACCAATGTTTATTTCTACCAGCATATATTACAGATAAAAGATTTAAAGATAAAGATGGTAATACAGATATTCCTAAAGCTATAGCATTTTATCAAGAAGAAGAAAAGAAAGCATCTAAATCTACAGACCCTAAAGTATTAATAAGACAAAGAATGAACTATCCATTGAAAATCACAGATATGTGGTTATCAGAAGGTGGTACATTACTTCCAGTAAAAGAAGCTGAAGAAAGAGAAAGAACATTAATACATGATAACTTATACCAAACATTAGGTACAGCTATAAAAATGTATTGGGATAGTGCTGCACAATATGGTGTTAATTATGAGATTAAAACAAATCCTAAACCTATTTATGATTTTCCAATTAAAGCTGGAGATGAATTAGGTGGTGAATTTATGATGTATATAAGTCCTGATAAATTAAAGATAAATGGTATTATTCCTAATGATGCTGTTATTATACTACACGACCCATATATATCAGATGAGATGGATAAAGGAGGTTCATTAGGTGCTACATACTTTATTGTAAATCCTAAATATGAAGTATATGGACTTCCAGGAAATGATATGGCTGCTACATACATAGGTAAAAACTTAGATGGTATAGATAGATATAATGAAACACTAGAAATGGGGATGGCGTTATATGGTAATCCAGTTAGAAACTTATGGTATGAAGCTAATAGAGGAGATAGACTTAGAGCTTATTTTTTAAAGAAAAGAAAAGCAGATTTATTATGTCTTAGACCACAATTCGAACAAGGTCAGTTTATTTATTCCAGAACTGTAAGTCAAACTGGATATATAGTAGGAAATAATTTAGCTAAAATATCATTAGTAGATGCACTAAGAGATTGGCTTTTAGAAAAAAAAGAAGTTAATGGGATAGAATATTCTAACTTAGAAAGAATTCCATGTATATTTACCGTTAGACAAATAAAAAGCTATAATCTAAAAGGTAATTTTGATGGAGTATCAGCACTAATGGGCATAACATTAGCTATTGGTGAGCAGAATCATAGAATGATGAACAAAACAAAAACTGTAGCATTGCAGACAATACGTAATCATATAAATAATAGATGGAAGCGGTATTCAACTTAAGAGAAAAAAATAAATCAGAAGATTGGTATAAAAGCGTAATGAATACTATTGTGCCTTTTAATAATACCAATATGGAATCTTATGAGAAGTATAGGCTTATCTATGCTATTCTTAATAATGATGGTAGTGTATTATTCAGGCAACTTTATGAGTTATGTAATCCTGAAGGAGATATGTTCAAGTTGCCATTTGAACAAGATAGAGAAATAGTTATCTATAATAGATTATATCCTAAGTTTATGTATCTCGTTGGACAAATGCTTAAACGAGGTGATAATTTTGATGTATTATTATTATCTGATAGAGATAATGCTGCAAAAGATGAAGAACTAAAAAAAGTATTAGAAGCAGCTATTAATCAAGAGTTAATGATATTCCAGGCACAACTGGAAGCTGGAGGTGCTAATGCAGAACAGATTGAAGAATCTATGCGTACTATGCCTAAACCAGAAGATATAGATGTAAAGAATTTTAAGAGTGAAATGGAAATATTCTATAATGATGTTGTAGAATATTTTAAAGTAAAGTTTGATATTAAATCATTAAAATCATTATCATTTAAACATGTACTAGCAGTAGATAGATGTTTTATGGTAGTTATAGAAAAGAATGGACAACCACATCCATTAGTATTAAATACACTCCATTGTGGTTTTCATAAGAATAGTAATGAAGAAAGAATAGAGAAAGGAGATTATTGGTGGTATAGAACACCAATTACTGTTACAGAAGCTATTGATGAACTAGAAGGTAAAGTAGAAGATGATGTACTTGAAAGATTAAGAGGTTATACTTCATCTAATTATTTAACTCCTAATAGTGCTTGGGATATTACTGGAGGTAAAGCTAAATCTCAATATAACTATCTTAGTGTAGAAGAAGGAATGGAATCAAGATTTCATGATAACAGATACATAGGACAATCAACAGGAACATCTGGAGATAGAAGATATAGAGCTAATCAGTTAATATGGAAAACTTATTTAGAGTTTAAAGCTTATAGAGAAGTTATATTTCTTACTATGTTTAATGAATATAATGAAGTAATTACTGAAGTTGTAGATAGTAAATATCCTATTCCTGAAGATGCAGCTACTACATTTATTATTAATAGATATAATCAGAAAGCTAAAAGATATGAATGGATAGATGAGTTTAGTAATGTAGTATATGCTGAAAAGATGTATATACCTAGAAGATATGAAATAACTAGATATGGTTATGATATATTTACTGATATGAGAGAAGTTCCTAATCAACCATTATCTATTGATAATCCTTATGATTTTGAGTTATCTTGTAAAGGTAGAATATTTTCTGGATTAAATGCTGAATCTATATCATTAGTAGAAAGAGCATTACCATCACTATTACAATATACTTTTGTTAAAGACTTACAGAATAGAGAGTTAGCTAAATACGAAGGTTATATAAAGAATATTGATGCTAGTCAAATTCCTGATTATCTCGCTATGGATGAAAATGGTAATCCACTATATGAAGGTGCTGATAAACTAAAAGTATGGAGATATCTAAGACGTACACTAGGAGATAGTTACTATGACCCAACAGCTACTACATCAGGATTACCAAACAATCAAAGAACTACAGCAGTAACAGCTGAACAAGCTGGTTCTATTGCTGAAATAGTTAATATGCAACAGTTGCTAGATTTGATAGATAGAGAAATGGGAATGCAAATGTTAGTACCACCACAAGCTGAAGGTATATTCTCTCCAAGTTCTAATGTATCAGATAATCAACAAGCTATAGCACAATCTTACACTATGGCTGAAGAATACTTTAGACTACATCAATTAGTAATAAAAGAAACAGTAAACGAATATGTTACACAGTTTACTAATTACTATAGAAGATTCTTTGAAAACAATCCTGAAAAGACTGAAACATTCCTAAACTATGTTACTAGCGATGGAACAAAAAAGACTATAAGAATTAAACCAGAGTTATTAAATCATGAAGATTTAGGAATATTTATTCATGATGGTGACTATAATGAAAGATATCGTCAAATGATGACACAGATGATACAACCATTAGCACAAAACGCTGGAGAAGGAGCTGAAAGAATATCAGAATTAGTTATGGCTATGACTAGAGGTGATAGTCCAGAAAAAGTACATAAGATGATTGCTACAGCAGCTAGAGAACAAGAACAAAGAATGCAGCAGCAACAACAGATACAACAACAAATGCAAGAGCAACAACTACAAGCTCAAGCACAAATGAAACAACAAGAGCATAATAATAAGATGGAACAAATCACTTTAACTAAACAAATGGATGCTGAAATAAAAGCTATGGATGTTTATAAGTTTACTGATGATTTGAATGCTGATAAAGATGGAGTTCCAGACCATATTGAAGCATATAAAGCTATGAGAAGTTTAAGTCAAAAAGATAGAGAGTTAGATATTAAAGAGAAAGATATTGCTACTAAAGAAAGAATAGCAAGAATTTCCAAAAAAGAGAATACTAAGTCAACTAAATAAAATTAATTGAATAACATAAAATATATTTGCTTATGGAAATAGGAGATGATTTTCTACCAGAGTTAGATTTCGACTTTGAAGAACAAGAGGATGAAGTTATTGACGATAAAATAGTCAATGATGATATTCCTGAACAAGAAAATGAGGATGAAATTCCTGATGATAGTTCTGAAGATGAACCATCAGATATAGTTGATACGGATGATAATGCTGTTGCAGCTTATAATTATTACAAGGATAATAATTTTATTACCATTGACCATGAGTTTGATGGTACGTTTGATTCATTGAAAGAAGCTTTGGACAAACAAGCACAAGTATCACTAGTAAGTGCTATACAAAACTTTCCATCTTTTTTACAACCTATTATTGAATATGCTACACTTAAGGATGATGTAACTCCTGAAGAAGTAGCTAACTTTTTGATGCAATATCAACCCCCTTCATTTTCTGAACAAGATTTACAGAATGATAATGATTTAGCTGAAAGTTATTTAGTTAATGCACTAAAAGCTGAAGGTCTTGAAGATGATGAAATAGAAGATAGAATTGATTATCTAAAAGATAGAAATCAATTAACAAAAGAATCAGTAAGACAGTTTAAAAAAGATGAGCAAGTTAGACAACAAGAAATGAATAGTCAACTTGAACAAATCAGACAGCAAGAAGAACTGGAACAACAACAACAAGAAGTATTTGTACAAAACTTTGGACAAGTATTGAATAGTACTAATTGGAGAAATGACCATAAACAACTAATAGCTCATGAATTTACAAGTGGTAATTTTAAGACTAGAATGGAACACTTGTTTGAGAATCCTAAAGCATTAGTAAAGTTAGTAGATTTTTTAGCTAACTATGATGGTGAAGATATAAATTTAGATAGTTATAAGAAATCAGCATTTAGTCCTTCAGTAAAAGGAGTTAAAGATACAGTAGAAAAATATTGGTCTAACTCATCATTAGCTAATAACAAATCATCGAAGGGTGGAAATCCTAAAGTAGATTTATCAGAATTAGAACTTATATAAAATAATAATAAAATGGAAAGAAAAACCGCTCTTAAAGTAACAGAATACAAAGGATTCGGTGGTAATTTCTTTGATAGTGTATCTCATAGTGCATTATTTAGAGATGACCAACCTTATGACTTTGGTGTTATGACTGCTCGTTTGTTCTCTAGTTCAACCAATTTAGGTTTAACTAACAAACGCTGGAATTATTTAACTATGGCTCAAGGTAATTATTGTGTAATTCCTGGTGGTCGTAATGAGTACGCTTGGTCTGTCATTGGTGATGCTGATGTAGATTTTCGTGTTACTGAATTGTTAGTTTCAGAATCTGCAACACCTGGTAAAGGTAATACTACTTTTGCTATTGCTTTAGACCGTAATTGGTTGAAAGCTCCAGTAGTATTAAAGACTGCATCTGATAATGCTCCATTGTTGGAGATTATATCTGGACCAGAACCACTAGGTACACACTCATTCCGTTACGAAGTTAAAATTCAAGATGGTAATCCTAATAGCTGGATTCCTGTAGAATGGTTAAAACCTGGACAAGTAATTACTCGTGTATCTACTCGTGTAACTAATGAAGAAAATACTAAATATGGTACTGACCAATACTCAAGTCAAATGAAACTTCGTGGTGTTGTAGGTCAATATGCTAATGAAGTATCTTTTACTGATAGGTTTATTCGTATGGAATTAGCTGCTAGTAAATCTGGTAAATCTAATACTGGTACTTATGATGACCATGATGGTAAGAAATACAGAGATGCTTTCTCTCGGGGACATATCTATCAAGCTAGTTTGAAGAATAAAAATACTAATGAGATTATTCAAAAAGGTATGTTTATTACTAAAGCTGAAGAAAGGTTGTTAGAGCGTACTGAAATGGATAGAGAAATGATGTGTGAATTTGGTAGATTACAAATTGACACAGATCAAGATTCTAAGAGAGTAAAGAAAACAGCACCAGGCTGGAGACAGTTAGTTCGTGATGGACAATATATGCCACATGGAGGTAACTTTACACTAAATAACTTGTATGATTTTTTACATCAAGTGTTATATCGTAGGAGAGGATTTATGAATCGTAAGCCTATGTTAGTTGGTGGTACTGGAGCTATTAGTTACTTGTCAACACTTATTGCACAACAAGCATCTGTATTCCAGACACTAGAGCCAGGTTTTGCTTTAAGAGATAATGCTGAACCTACTGGAGTACATAAGTATGAGAAAGAATGGGGTTTTCAATTTACTCGTATTAAGTTACCAATGGGTATTGATGTAACTATTATGTATGACCCATCTAAAGATGATGATACATTATACAAAGAGAAAGCACCAGGTTCTTATTTACCACTAGAATCATTCCAGATTGATATCTTAGAGTTTGGACAAACTGAAAATGCTGCTGAAAACTCTAATGGCAATAACATTTGTATGGTTATGGAAGATAATATTGACTATTATTTCTCTGTTGCTAATGCTATTGATTTCAAGAATGGTATTGTTAAAGATGGTTCTAATGCTTATAAGTTTGGTAAAACATTAAGTATTTACAGAGAAATGAGTGGTTCATTAAATATTTGGGATACCAGTGCAGTAGGTCGTATTGAGTGGGTTCCTGGTTATGTATCGTAAACAAATAAAATAAATTATTAAAGCCTATGATTAAAGGACAAAAAGTTTACGTGGTTCATGTACCACGTACATCAGCACAAGGAAGACATACTTACGAGTATAAGCGTGATGATGGAACTACTATTTCGATGGGAAGAACAAGGTCTAAAGGAATATCTATACCGTTTAGTTTTGTTAGAAATGGAAACCAGTTGGTAACAGGATTAGATGAATTGATTGACAATCCATACTATGAATTATCAAAAGAACAAGTTAATTTTGGTAGCAACTGGTTTTCTAATTTTGATACAGTAACTAGTCAGAAACAGATAACACTACAGATGTTGTATGAAATTATGGATGATATGGCTGTAGGAACTTATACTTCTACAACTAATACACCTGTAATGAGCCAGATTATGAATGATGTAAAAATTGCTGATAGACTTAACAATCAATCAGAATTAGAGCAATTCAAAATATGGTTACAAGAAGGAACTAACGTGTTTTCTTCTGATACTTCAAGAGGTAGATTAGCAATACAACTTCTTAAAAATCATCCAAAGATAGCTTTAGATAAGAATCAAGTAAATGAGAACATTCATGAGTTCTATATTGCTGAAGAAGAAGAAGCTATTAAGGAAGCTAATAAGAAGATTGATATTGTAATGGATGGACTTACAAAGTTAGGATTATTGTTTGCTAACTATGATATGTTTACTAGATACCAACTATCGGTTATTTTGGATTTAATTACTGGAGAAGCATCTGATTCACTGGTAGAAATGTCACTAAAAAATCATATTTGGGAACAACGTAAAGTATCTAAAGGAACTCAAGATGAAAGAATCATGCAGTTCTTAGAACAATACGATTTACTATTGAAAGATAAGGATAAAGTTTACATTCGTTACATGATACAACAAGCTATCAATACTGGAATCTTCTATATTACTGGTGGTAAACATTTCTGGAGAAGTCAGAAAGGAATTGAAAACCTGTATAACTTAGGAGCTTCTAAAACAAAGATAGAGAATATGTTGTATCAAGAAATGGAAGCCTATGACCCTGATTTAACTGATGATAATGTATATCATAAACTATTAAGTGAATTAAAGCAAAAAGGAATTAAATGCCGATAAATATAGATTTTCTACATTTCAAACTAGAGCAAGGATATAATAAGTTATCCAATAATCACCAAAAGTATCTTACTGATGTTGAAAAGGATGAAGTATTAAATACTGCTATATTTGAATACTTAGAAATATTTATACATGGTAGAAATCCTAAAAACTTTAATATAGGTTTTGAAGTTACTCAACAAAGAATTGATATGTTACACACGTTAGTTGTATCATATCCAGAATTTCCTAAACAAGAGTTAACACCACTAGAAGATAAGATATTCTATTATGAATTTCCTAAAGATTATAGGTCTTATCGTAGTGCTAGAGTTTTTGAAGTTGGATGTGATATAGCTTACGATGTGAATATAGAACAACACGGAGATTTAGCAACTACAAGACGTTCATTTCATAGAAAGACATCTAAAAGATTTCAATACATTATAGGAACAATTAGAAATAATAGACTGTATTTATATCCTGAAGATGAGTTAAATCCTAGTAAGTTAGAATTAACTTATATAAGAAAACCAGCTAAAGTATGTAAAGGAACTTATCCAAGTCTTGAAAATAGAAATGTAGCTAATCCTCCATTACAATTAAAACAAGATTGTGACCTTCCTGAAGAATATGTAGATATAATAGTTAGTATTGCTGTACAAGAATTAGCAAGAAGATTTAGTGATGGTAATACTAAGAATATTCAAACCGATAAACTCATAAATTTAACATAATATGAAAAGAACTCACAAGCCGTATCAAGAATATTTTCTTGTGGCAAAAGGTAATCAGAATCTGGCAGCAGATGGTATTGATTTTCTTTCAGGCAATGGTGTAGCATTAGCTGATGGACAGTTAGGTGTACTAGATGTAAAGACTAACAAATTTATTAATGGTGGTAGTCCTACAGTAACAACAGACCCTGCTATCAAATTAGTTGCTGGTACTCCAACATCCGCTGACTTTAGTAAAAACTATGGATGGCATATTGGAGAAGTTAAACCATTTTTGGAAACTCCAATCATTGATGCTAGTCATACAGTACAATCTGTAACTGCAAGTTTAACTCCAGTACAATCTAATTCAGCTGTTTACATTGATGGAGTATCTACTCCAGTTGCTTCAACTGCTACAGTAGTACAAAAGTATTCTGTTAATGTATTATTCCGTTCTGTTCGTAAGGATAGAGATTATGGTAATAATATTGATAAGTTAATTACTAGCTATGATACTCCTATTACAGGTTTACCTACTGATGCAGCTGAAGCTAAATCATTTGTATTAGCTAAGTTAATTGGTAGAATCAATGCTCAATCTAAGTTGAATACACTTCAACCACAATGGGCTAATATTGCTGCTAAGAAACATGTTATTGCATTAGGTATTAGTCTTGATGGTGATGGAACTGGAACTGCTATTGCAGGAATTAAAACAGGAACATCATTTGATGTAATGACTACTACTAACGGTACTTTAAGTATTACAGCAACTGCTGGTATGGTACAAGCATTGCATAATTTTATTGATAAGAAACTTGTAAACATTAATGCTGAAATTATTACTGTTAATGTTGATACTGCAAATAGTGGATATATTGATGGTATTTTACTTATTGCATTAGACCATGATACAGCTGTAGCTTATGATGATATCTATGCAGTAAAACCTACTATTGATGTTACTGTTGGTGGATTTACAAGTTATGGTATAACTAATGTATCTCCAGCTATTGAACCAGGTGGTAGTGGTAGATTATTTAAGATTGCATTTGACGAAAGAGCTTATGCACAATATGGTAATCACCAACTAACAGGATTTGCTGATGAGTTAATTAAAACTCCATCTTACATTGATGAAACTAAGAGTTACTCTGCGTATATCATTGATTTGTATAACAAAGATGAGAAATATGATGATTCAATTCACCACCAAACTCGTATTTGGATTTTAGTAGAAACTTTCTTAGGAAGTGGTAATGCTGATGGTGGAATTGTTCCTGTAATTCTTGCGCCAACAACTGTAACAGACCTTACAAATACATTAGGTTATTGGTTAAACAGTTTAACTCCTGGTTATAATAATAATAATACAGGTATGGGTAATGGTGCTGCTGGTTCATTTGCTATTTCTGCTCCACCAAGTATTCTTAGTATTGATGGTGATAATAGTGTTGCTAATACAGCACTTGCAGGAGCTGGAGTTAGTGTTGTAGGTTATAACTTAGTAAACACTCTTGCTCAAAATACTGATATAAGTGTAGTTAACGCTTCAGGTGCTGTAGTAGGTAGTGCTACAGTTTCAGCATTTACTACAGGTACAGATAACAAAACATCATTTACTTTAGTAAATTCAGGAACTAGTGCAGGACAAACTTATTTTTTAAGAATTACTGAAGCTAGTGATACAGATCCTGTTAAAGTAATTGCTTACAAAAGATTTGTTACTACATAATCTTAATAAATAGATAGCTGGTAGTATTAAGTTACTACCAGCTTTTTT